CATGATGGCATTCCAGTCGGTATTGCCGGTATGGCGCAGCTTGAACTTGGCCGACACAAGCTTCGGCTTTTGCTTATAGGCCGCGCTGCCGTCCTGGTTCGCCATGCCATCGACCTCGACCAGCGACGGATCGATGATGATATCGCCATCGCAGGGCGGAATGTTCTGCCCCGCGAACTGAAACGTAATGCGTCCGCCGAATTGGCCTTCGATCGCCATGATGGAATCGTCCTCTTGATGCAGTGCGCCGCCGGCTATTCACCAGCGGCGCGAGGGGTTGATGGGATTATGGTTAGGCTCGATCAGACCGAGGCTTGCTGCCCACTGGCCGAACCGAATTGCAGGAACAAAGTGACGTTGGCGGCGAAGATGCGCAACTGATTCACCACGTCGACCGGGATATAGGCATCGACGCGCGTTTCGTCGGAAGCATTGCGCTCGACATCCACATTCTCGGCGAATACCGGCGCATTCTCGGCCACGCCGAGCGCCACAAGATCATTATAGGCGTGAATGACAGTGTTGCGGATGTCTTTCGCCGTGGTCAGACCGGCGACATTATAGGGATTGTCATCGGCTAGAGCCTGGCGGCTGTGCGCATTCGTGACCGCAATGTTGAAATAGCGCGGCACAAACATCGCCTGTGCCATCGTCTCAATGTCGAGGAAGGTACGGTCGGCGACACCAGCGGCGGTCTTTTGATAGGTCGTGATCAGCCGGTCGATCGCAACGGTGCCATCGCTGTTGACCTTATAGCCGCCGATGCCATTGGAATAGAGACCTTGGCGATCGGTGATATCCCACCAAGTAGAGCGATCATCTGGCGGCAGAACGCCTTGCAGCACCAGCGTTTGCAGCGGCCTCGACAATTCCGGCGCGGTGCCAAGGTGTTCGACCTCTTGCGCGGCAAGTGCCGCGGCCCATTCCCAAACCGGCGTCGGCGAGACTTGCGATCCCATGATCGAAACGTGCTGATCATTGCGGCCATTGCCGAAGGTGCAGAGGTTCGAGAGCGTGTCGAACGAAACAGTCGTATAGTGACCATAGAGCATCTGATACGGCGACCAGCGGCCCGATGTGTCATTGAGGAAAGTGCGCACCGAATTGAGTGAGGTGGTGTCGGCGTAGGGCGCACCCATCCAGTCGTAAGTCTGATCGCCCAAATTGGCAAGCGGTGTAGCGAGATCGGGAACGCCGGTGCCGCCAGTGAGCGCCGTGACCGTTGTGTTTGCGCTGGTCAGCACGTTCGGCTCATCGGTGGCAATCTTGACCACAATGCCATTGCCGAGCGTACCGACATGGCGGGCAGCCAGATCGACATCATAGGAATGCGTGCCATCGACGCTCGCCACGATCGGCAAATTCGCCGCATTGATGGCGGCAACAAGCGCGGCCGCCGTGGTCGCGGCGGTATCACCGGCGTTGACTTGCACCACAATGCGGCGGCCCATGACAAGCAGAATTGCGGCGCCAGTAACGCCGAGAGCGGTGCCGGAATTGATATTGATTGAGCCGGCGGCGGCGGCACCGGTCGGATCGACGAGCGGCAACACATAGACCGGCTGAAAGGGCGCGTTGCGGCGCGCGGCATTATACATCGCATGCAGCATCGAACCGAGGCCGGCCTGCGCAATAATCTCGGCCTCCGACTGCACCGGGCCATAGGGCACCGCCGCAGTCATAACGCCGGCCGAGGTCTTTTGACCGATCAGCAACATGCGCGGATTGCCAGCGCCTGGCGTGCCGCCGGAATTGATTTCCGCGAAAAAGAACGGAACGCGGAGATTGCCGGGAATAGTGTTGAAAGCAACGCTCATGGTGTGGGTCTCTCCTTAAAAGGCGCGGGCGATCAGCCCGATTGCGTTTGGGAATCAGAGGCGGGTGATGCCGCCGGTTTGGCCGCGGTTTCGATTGCGGTTTGCGCGTCGGTGCTATCGATCACATCGCCATCTTTGATGCGCCGCAGCCAGTATTGCGTGCGCGGCTTCCATGCACCGGCCGCCGGCAGATTGCCGCCGGCAAGGTCGGGAACGATTTTCGATTTACCCTGCGCATCGGGCGCGGGCTTAAGAAAAACATTCATGTCAGACCTTTCGACTGATCAGGCTTGTGGCAGCGCGATCGAGACATCGATCTGCGGCTTGGTGGCATCGAGCGGGCCTGGCGGCGAGCCGGGTTGAATATCGAGCGTCACCGTCTTGAGCGGCGTGGGCGTCGGCATGACCGGGACATTGACCGCAAGACCGGCAGCGAGTTTTGCGCCATAACTGCCGGCAGCGAGAGCGGCAACAACCGACTTGAGCGGTTCCGGCAGCCGATCATTGCCGGATGGCTGCGCGGCGGGCGCTGCGTCGTAATGATCGTCCGGCACGATGGCCTTGATGGTCAGCATGCGCGATGACAGTGGCGCGCTTTCCTCGGATGTACGTTTCGGCATCGAGTGAATTTCGGTAATCATCAAGCCGGTTAGATCGCGAAACAGTTTCCCGGTTGGGCCGCTGAACAAAGCAAAGCGCGCCTGCGCCTCGATCGCGTCGATCGAGGCTTCCAGTTCGCTATCGATATAAGGAATGCCAGCGGCATATGGTGCGGCCTGGTCGCCGGTCGGCAGCATGGCAACCATCGAGAGATCGATGATCACCGCAACCTCGCGCTTGAACGGCGGGCCGCCGGATTTTTGTCCTGTCTCGACGCTATGATCCTCGTCGGTATAGACAACGCCGACCGCCTTGCGGTCATCGGGATCAAGATCATCGAGCGGCGCAAGCCGGCTGTCGAATAAGCGGTCTTGTGCCAGCGTCGGCCAGAGCGGTCGAACGAATTTCCAATTGACGGTGCCATCGACGATCAGGGGCACTCTGGCAGGAATCCACCTTGTCGGATCGCTGCTAGGTGCTACGCCGGTATTGTCGATAACCGCAGACCACACCAGGCCGGCGGCGAATGCGAGCATGCCGGATGTGTAAGCGATGCCGATATCCCAGGCCGGCACCGCTTGAATACCGGATGGGCCGGCGCCGCTCGATGCCGATGTGCCTGAGGTCGCGACCTGATAGATCAGGTCGCCATAAGTCGGATCGGTATTCCTGACCTGCGCACCGAGGGCATAAACCGTATCAGGCGCCCATGCCGGCATTAATACCGAAGCGGATGGCCGCAGCGCCTCCATTGTTGCGAGACGCAAGGCCATGCGCGAGAGCGACATTGATCACATCCGGTTCAAGTCGAGAATGATGCGAACATCATCGGGGCGCCGAGGCTCGGCTACCAGGAACTTGCTGCCATCACTGCCGCGGGTCACGATATCGCCGCGGCGGGGCGTGTAAGGCAGCGCCGCCGGATCGAGCGACAACTGCGGCCGCGTCGAGGCGTGACCGGGTTGCTCTGAGGTAACGCCTTGCGTGCGGGCGGGGCCGGAATGCGCTCGGGCAAAACTGTCGAGCAAGACGGCGGTAATGGTCAGCGCCGCTCGATTAGCATCAATAGATGGCCGCGCGTTGACATCGGCAGCGGTCATCGGCTGATAGGTGAAAGGCTCGCCGTAAGTATCATCGACGGCAGAGGAAGCGAGCGCGGCGGCATCCTGAAACGGAGAGGACATGGCGGCTTTCCGCTTGAGGAAACCGCCGGGCAATTAAGCCCGGCGGCTCGCATTGATTGGATCAGCGTCAGCGTTAGGGCGCCGAGGCATCCATTTGCACAACCGCCTCGGGGCGGCGGCAGATCGTGAGCGGATTCGACTCGGACTTGAGTTCGATGCCCTCGCCGTGGTCGAGGAACTTGGGCGAGATATAGACTTCCGAGCCAAGCTGGTTGACCTGGCGCAAATCGTGCGCCGGGCCATTGTAGGTGCGGAACATCTTGGAGGTGCCGCGCGGATAAGCGGTGCCGGTGTTGGCGGCCCAGAACGGCGTCGAGGTGATCGCAGTCGTGGCCTGCGCATCGGCCTTGACGGGCGCGGTGCCGTAGTATTCGCGGAACAGAATGTTGCCGAAAGTCCACTCGCGGCCCCACATCTGGCCGGAGCTTTCCTTACGCACGATCTGCGCCAGCAAGACGGCCTGCTCGGCCTGCACATAGAACTTTTCGACGCTCGGATGCGTGACGAATGCCTGGAAGAATGTCGGATCGACGATCGCTTCCACGCCGGTCATCACCTCACCTTGCAGGTTGGTGGCGACCGCCTGGAATACCTGGCGGCACTTGTCGCTCATGACGGCGCTTTCATTTGAAAGATCGAAATGCACCGTGGTCTTGGTCACGCCGAGCGCGCCGTAAAGATCGAGCAACGATTGAGAATTGCCGTCCTTGATGACGCCCTGCAAGGCGCCAGAGCGCAGCCATTCTTTCGTGATGTCATGCGTGCGCTTGATATCGATCAAGCGCTTGCTGACCTCCTCCTCGACCGTGGTGGGGCGCTTGGTCATGCCGATCTGCACGATGATGTCCTGCACATCGTCCGGCGTGATCAGATCAACCTCGGGGAAATGCGGGATTTCCACATAGACCGATTTCGCGGTGCGCGACTGCGCGGGCGTGCCGGGCGTCCCGCGGGAGGCGGCCGGCAAAACGCGCAATTGATGATTTTCGTAGCGCAATTCGACGATGCGCGAGGTCGAACCTTCGCTCGGGAAAAGACCGAGTTCGCCGATCAGACCATAGAGATTCGGGATGCGATCGACCTGCTCGGTCAATTGCGTCGCAGTAAAGGGAAAGAGAGAAGCGAGGTCGTACATGGGGGATTGCTCCATAAGCCGGCGTCATGGCCGGGCGGTGTTGACCCGGCCATCCGCGTCTCAATTAAATTGAGTGGATGGCGGTTAAGACGTGAATGCCGGCGCGCATTGCACGCCGGCAGCGGCGTGAGGGTTAGACGTTGCGGACGATCAGACCGAGCTTGGCAAGCTGCACAATTGCCGCCGCCTTTTGGTTATCCGTGATACCGGACGGCCAGACGAGGCCGGAGGATTTCAGATTCACCGGGCCGCGCACGGCAACCGCCGCAGGCGTATCGACCGAGCCGTCAACCGTGACAGCGCGGGCGACCACGCCGGCGACATTTTGCGAACCATCGGCCGCGGCCGGATTGAGCTGCACATATTTGCCGCTGCCGGCGCCGACCGTCACGTCGAAACCATCGCCGACCACAAAGTCGGCCGTGGCATAGGCGATCGAGAATTTGATCTGATCGGCGAACGTCTGACCGACCTCGACCTCGCCGAGTACCTTGCCATCGGGATCGCGCACCTCGAACAAACCGGAATGCGTGCCGATAACGGCCGCCGCCACGGTTTCGCGCACGGTATAGACGCCTGGCTTGGCCCCCGGCAGAACTGGCGTAGTGCCATCGACGGTCAGGCTGC